TTAACCGACTCACAATCAATAGATAATATCGTAAGAGAAATACAACCAGATTATTTTATTAACTTAGCTGCACAAAGTTTTGTTGGTGCTTCTTGGCAAATTCCAGAACAAACTTTTGATATTGATGCTGTCGGTGTTATTAGATGTTTAGAAGCTATAAGAAAACATGCTCCAAATTGTCGATTTTATAACGCTGGCTCTTCTGAAGAACTTGGTAACGTTGATTATAGCCCTCAAGATGAAACTCATCCATTAAAACCAAGAAGTCCATACGGAGCAGCAAAAGCTGCTGCAAGACATATTGTTAAAGTATATAGAGAGAGCTATAATCTTTTTGCAATTCAAGGCTTATTGTATAATCATGAGAGCCCAAGGCGTGGCGAAGAATTTGTTACAAGAAAAATTACAAAAAAAATATCAAATATCAAAAAAGCTTTAGAATATAAATATGAATTTGAACCTTTAGAATTGGGTAATATTTATGCTAAGAGAGACTGGAGCCATGCGAAAGATTTTGTTTATGGTATTTGGATAATGCTTAATCAAAAAGATCCAAAAGAATATTTATTAGCTTCTGGAGAAACACATACTGTAAAAGAATTTATTGAAAAAGCATTTAATTTAATTAATATTAATGGTTACTGGGAAGGTGAAGGAATAAATGAAAAATTTATATATAATAATAAAATTTTAGTAAAAATTAATCCTATTTTTTATAGGCCAGCTGAAGTAGATTTGCTACTTGGCAATCCACAAAAAGCTAAATCTGAATTAAATTGGTATCCTAAATATTCTTTTGAAGATTTAGTTAACGAGATGGTTCATAACGATTTGAATGAAATTTAAAAATATTTTTGGAAAAGAAGTCAATAAAACGATTAATCGTTTTTTAATTGACTGGGACAAGCCATGTAAAAGCAAAGTCCAATTTAATGTAAAAAAATTCTTTCAACACTGCTGGAATACCCATGTAGTAGTAGAGGAATTTCCAGTTTTTGGGACTCGAATGAAATGTGATCTTATAAATTTTACAAAAAAAATTGCAGTAGAAACACATGGTCTTCAACATGATAAATTTGTGAAACATTTTCATAAAACTAAAACTGGATTTAAAAATAGCGTTAAAAGAGATTTACAAAAATATCAATGGTTAGAAATGAATGGATTTCGTATTATTGAAATATTTGAAAATGAAATTATTAATTTATCACCAGAATGGATAAAAGAAAAATTTGATATAGAAATTTAGCTTGAATATCAAAAAAAGTTTCGCTATCATATACTGATGAGCGTATTGTACATTGGTATAGCTGGTGTTGCCAGATCTGGGAAGGATAGTTTGGCACTTGAGATTGAAAATCTTATTAGGTCACATAAAGGCAAAACAATCTATAGAACTTCTTTGGCCCAACCTCTTAAAGAGGATTGTAAAGATTTTATTAAACAATATCTTGGTTTAAATGTATTTACAGATAATAATGAAGAAAAAGCAACCTTTCGTGAATTTTTAGTTTGGTATGGTAAAGTAAAACGTCAACAAACAGAGGGTAAATATTGGACAAATCTTTTAGATAAAAGGGTACAAAAATTTCAACCAGATGTTTGTATTATTCCTGATGTTCGTTATCAACAATATGATGAGGATGAGGTTAGCTGGTTAAAGGCGAAAGAAAATAATATTCTTATTCACTTGCAAAGAATTGCAATTAATGGTGAAATAGTGCCTCCAGCAAATATGGATGAATCAATTAATGATTCAATTATTCAAAATAGTGCTGATTACAAGATCCTTTGGCCAACCTTTACTGACGAAAATAAACAAGAAAATATGAGAGAGTTTGCCGAAAAAGCTTTTAATGCAGTAATTAAAGATAAGATTTAATATGAATTCTATTCGTAGTGTACAAATAGAAAAACACGTCCTAGCTGGTTTTCTTAAATACCCACAAGTATATTTTGAAGTTTCTCACTTTATCAATGAGAATGATTTTTCGAATGGTCATAAAACTATTTTTAGTGTTATAAAAGGTCAGATCATGAAGGGTCAGCCGCTTGATCCAGTAATACTTGGAGAAAAAATTAAAAACTTGGGAATTAATTTTAAACAAGACTTTAATATTTTTGATTACCTTGAAAGCATTGCTTTTCTCAAAATTAGTCAAAAATCATTAGTTGACGCTTGTAAAAATTTAAAAACAATCACAATTCGCCGTGAGATTGCAGAAACAGCATCTTTGATTGCGGAATCAATGGAAAATTCCGGAGATAAATCTCCAGATGAAATCATATCATTTGCAGATAAAATGTACAATGATAAGATTACCGCTTATGATTTAGAATCTAATCCAGAAGATCTTTTCCAAGACATCGAAAAGATGGTTGAAGAAAGAGCTAATAATCCTATTACAGAAACAGGATATCTTACCCCATATAAACTTTTTAATAAAATGTATGGAGGATTGAGGCCAGGAGAGCTTTACGCATGGGTGAGTCGTCCAAAACATGGTAAATCAACTATTCTTAGCGATATTTGTTCAAAAGCAACGCTGGTTAATCCAAACATGCAGGCTCTTATTTTGGATACCGAAATGCAAACAAACGTAATTCGTTTTCGTATTGCTAGTAGCATTACTGGCATTCCAATGTGGTGGCTTGAAACAGGACAGTTCAGAAACAATAAAGAACTTCTGGCCAAATGGAATAGTAAGAAATCAGAGCTTGCAAAAGCACAGGGCAAAGTAAAGCATTTACAAGTAGCAGGAAAACCAATTGCGGAAATTGAATCAATTATTCAGCGTTGGTATCTTGGCCAAGTCGGGCGTGGCAATCCCGCTATTGTTGTTTATGACTATATTAAACTAACAGGAGAAATAGAAAAAGGTAAACAGGAATATCAACTTATCGGTGATAAAGTAGATCGTCTTAAGGAGCTTTCTGTTCGTATGAATATTCCAATTCTTACTGCTTGCCAATTGAATCGTAGCGCCGAAAATGGAGCCGACGATTCTAGTGCTATTGCCCAATCAGACCGTCTTCAATGGTTTGCTGCCTATGTTGGGATTTTTAGGCGCAAAACTCTTGAAGAACAAGCCGAAGATGGTGCTCAATTCGGAACACATAAAATGATTGAGCTTGCATCTAGATATCAAGGTCAACATGCACACGGACATAATGATCTTGTTCGAGTAATTGAGAATAATCGTCCAGTATACCGCAAAAATTTTATATCATTTAATGTTGATAATTTTAATGTGGAAGAAAAAGGAACTTTACAAGATATTGTAAACAACCAAAATGGTGTGAATGTAAATATTTTTGATCGTGAAAATAACCAACTACAAGAAGAAGTAATATGAGACTTTTAGAACTCTTAAAAGATGCTGGGTGTAATCCTAGGAACTATGGTAGTTATCTTACTTGTACTGCTCGCTATCGTGGTGGTGATGACCCTGGATCAGTAGCTATTTATCTACAAACAAATATGGTTAAAGATTTTGTTACAGGTCATAGTTTTTCTTTAGAAGAATTCTTGAAGTTAACTTTAAAACTAAAAGATATCAAACAAGTTGAGCAAATCTTAGAAGATAAAGCAAAATATTATACTGGTTTTAATAATGATGTTGAAGACCCATTTCATAAAAGTGTGAAATATTTTTCTAGTGAAGACGTTGTTGATTTAAAACCTGATGGGTCATATTGGAACAGAAGGGGTATTAGTGATAAAACTTTAAAAGTTTTTGAAGGCGGTGTTTGTACAGAAGGTAAAATGTATCAAAGATATGTATTTCCAATTTTTAATGCTCGTAAAAAAATTCAAGGATTTTCTGGTAGAGATATAACTGGTAAATCAAAAATTAAATGGAAACATATTGGACGTAAGAATGAATGGGCTTACCCATTTATATTTAACCATCAATTTATTAAAGAAAAAAAACAATTAATTCTTGTTGAAAGTATTGGAGATATGCTTTCTCTTTGGGAGAGTGGTATTAAAAATACTGGGATTACTTTCGGGACTGAGGCTGGTGGAGGCCTGTTAAAAGCGATGGTTCGTCTTGATCCCGATAGTATCATCATTGCGACCAACAATGATGAAAACAGGGCGGGGCAAAAAGCAGCTACAAAGATACGCTCAACGCTTGTAGAGTTTTTTGACCCCGCCCAAATTAATATTATTCATCCTTATAAGAATGACTTTGGAGATCAGACGATAGAAGAAAATCAACAATGGTATTCAAATTTATGAGAAGCACTTGGGAAGAACATGCGATGAATCTAGCCACTATTGCTATGCGTAGATCGGAAGATCCACATCAACAGGTTGGGGCATGTGTTTTGGGGCATCATAACGAAGTCCTTGCTGTCGCATATAATGGTCTTGCTGCTGGCGTAAACGTTACTCCAGAGTTTTGGGCGGATCGTGATGCTAGAAGACCTTACATGATTCATGCAGAAAGCAATGCCTTGGCTAGAATTAAAATGGGGGAAGGCAAACTTTTAGCTTGTACTCTTTTGCCTTGTTCTTCCTGTGCAACTAATATTGCTGCTTATGGAATTAAACATGTTATTTTTAAAGAACTCTATAATAGAGATACTAAATCAATAGATATTTTTAAATTCTATGGAATTTCTTGTCATCAAGTCGATCCGACATACCCATTATGAGTGAACTAATCAAACTTTCAGCCAGTAGAATCAAGACATTACAATCATGTTCTTGGATGTATTATTGCAATTATAATCTTAAATTGCCACAAAAGAATAATTCAGGGGCGATGCGAGGTACTGTAGCCCATTTAATTTTTGAAGTCTTAGCTAATCCTCGGCACGAGCATTACGTTAAAGAAATTGTAAAAAACAAAACGTGTCTAAAGTCTCTTGCAGTTTTTAAATTAATTATAAAGGCTGCCAAGCGCGAAGGATTGGATTTAGATGAAATGGTCGCACCTCTTAAAAAGAGCGGGCAGGAAATAACTAATCTTAAATGTATAGATGAGATGATTTTAGTTGGTTTAAAATTTGATTTTATTGGAGATTATAAACTTATTGGTTCAGAATGGGAGTTCGATATTATTAGTGAAGAGCCTAAGTATAGAATTGGTGGATTTGTTGATCGAATTTTTAAAGATAAAAAGCAAATGATTATTAGAGATTTTAAATCTAGTAAAAAAGCTTTTAGAGGCGACGAGCTAGAAAGTAATTTACAAGGGATGATGTATTCATTAGCCCTCCGTAAAAAATATAAAAAACAAAAAGATGTTTTAGTTAGATTCTTATTTCTAAGATATCCAGACGATCCAGAAAGAGAATGCCCACATTTTAATGAAGAAGAATTAATTGGTTTCGAGCATTACCTTGAATATATTAGCGAATATCTAAAAAACTTTGATGAAAAAAAAGCTCGTTCAAATTTTGCTTCTAGCGAATTTAGTCGCAAATGGATGTGTAAAACAAAATCTGGATGGCGCTGTCCATATTTAGATCCAATTGAGTATAAAGTTCTTATTGATAAAGATGGTAAAACTATTAAATCAATTTTTGCAAATGAAGAGTTTAAAGAAAAAGATTTAAAACCCGAATATCGTATTGAAGTAAG